TAGTGAAAATAGCAGCCTCTTGGGTTCGGTCAGACTTGCGATACATTCCCGCCATCTTGCGAACGAATCCTGGTCGGTCTTTAGTCACTCGCATTGTTAGCGAGCCGATTCTGCCGGGGGCAAGAACCTCAATCGGTTCAACAAGGTAGGCAGCACCATCAATCGTTGCCAACTTCGCCTGCCCGCCAATGGCAAACCGCCCGCGTGTTTCGGCGTTCTTAGTAATGTGATCAATCAGCACAACGGCTGCGCCGCAGGCGGTGGCAACCGTTCTTGGAAAGATTCGCATCCAACGGGTGATTTCGTCATTGTCTTTGGTCTGTCCACCCCACATTGTTAGGGATTCCGTTACGCCATCAATTACCACTAGAACGGCGCTATCAGGTTGCAGGATATCTTGCCAATATGGGTCATTTTCATTTCGCGGGCCATCAGGTCTGATATATGTGAAGTATTGGAGCAGGTTGGCACGGCTCACGCCTAACGCCTTGAGGCGGTTCACAATGTCAATCGCATCGGATTCAAAGTCAATATAAATGACCTTTTGATCAGCTTTTAGGCACTCGGCGGTGGCAATCTGAGCAATCCAAGACTTTCCTGATTCAGATTCACCATAAATCGAATGAACTCGCCCTGTATAAAGTAGCCCATTGCCATCAGTTCTTTTTAAGATTGTGGCGATGGGGGCAGCAAATAAGCCGTCATAATAATCCTTTAATGGGATTGGCTTCCAACTTGATTCATCATCGCTTAGGTCGGCGGTGGTGACCTGTGAAGGGGCTTCAATGACATTTTGCGCTAACAAATTATTCGGTTGCAGTAGTTCTTTAAGCTCTGTTGCCCCATAGCCAAGATTTCTTAATTGTTGTGCAGCCTGCTTAAAATCCCCGTTGGTGTTCAAGTGGGCATAAGCGGCAAACTTTGAATAGGAACTTTCAGCTTCAAAGATGGTTGAGGTTGAGAAAACAAATAACTTATCGTTACCGTTAAAATTGGTGGTCGCGCTGATGCCCTCTGTCTTGTTCGGTCTGCGCCAGACTGTTGCCTCACCTTTTTGATAAACCTTTGACCATCCAAGAGGCAAAAGAATCTCATCCCAAGTGGTGCGTTGGTTGTAATCGTCACCGGGGCTGAGGGTGCCATCGTGCTTGGCAACCACATCTGCCTGAATCACTTGCGCTTTTGGCATCTCGTCAAACATCGCAAAGATTTGGTGTAGTGCTGCTCTTTCGTGCATTGTAATCTTTGGGATTGACTCAATTGAACCCCCGATTAGTGTCCAATTGCCACCGTTAGGGTGCGTTGAACCGCCCGATGGCGCGGTGATTGTGAACCCGCCTTCGCTTCGCGTTTCGGCAAACACATCCACGCCGCCGTTTTCTCCCGGCTTTCGGGCTAACTTAGTGTTGCCGCCGACTTCGCCGTCAATAACTCGGTATAGCCAATGTAACCCGCCTGATGGCGTTATCTCAACATAACCTGCATTTAGGCGCTGCCATAGTTCACCCAATCCTGAGTTGTTGGCAATCTCAGCGATGTCAAGGTGCATCTTTTGCGATACTGCTCGACCTTCAAGCTCTAGCATTTCAAGGTTGCCCGATACTTTGCCCGTGATTACACCGATGCCATCAACATCGTGCTTAAACCAAAGCAATAATTCATCGGCAGTTGGCAGTTGCTCTTGGTATTTCTGCCAAGATAAGGCAGGGCGCTTGCTTCCGTCATTTGCAACAGGAACAACGCTGATGCCTTCAGCTAAGAAGCGAAGTGCGGTGGTTAGGGTTGCGTTATTCAATTAGTTGTGCCACCAAACGCCCAACAATCCACTCGACTACCGGCACCGCTACCGCGTTACCCATTTGCTTATATCGGTTTGAATCGGCTTGCCCTGATGTCCAATCGTCAGGAAATCCTTGCAGGCGTTCACACTCTGTTGGTGTCAAACGGCGAACAGTTTGTTCTGTTGCAACTCCGTGACCACTCACACGATCAAGTGTAAACATTGGTGAACCATCATCACTAAAACCTTTACCTTGTGGCCCTGATGTGTCAGCTCTACCAATAACTGTTCCCTGAATCGGAATTGCAACCGCTTGACCGCCTGTTGTGTCTAATGTGTAAGCCGGTGCATTTTCATCACCAATTCCTAAACCATTTTGATTTTTTTCCATTTCTCGCCCATCTTGAATTGGATACACAACCGCCATTCCTGCGCCACCTGCTCTAAGTGTCGGTGAATTTTCTTCACTTGCTTGAACATCTAACCCTTGAGTATGACTAAAAACCATTGGCACATTTCCCCCGCCTGTTCCATATCTTGCAACAACTGTTGGCACAATGCCATCTTCATAAACTCGCACATCGTTCACGCGAGTTCCATCAATAATCAAATGAGATGATTTGCTTGCATTTGCTCTTAACGCATTTTTCACTTTTGCCTCAGCCCAATTTTCCTCAAATAATGATTTAGGTTCAAATAGAATCAAAACCGTTGCTCTTGTGTCACTTGCGTTATCAAATACATTCAAAGTCGGAACTACCCCCCCCGAAATCCAAGTTTCATAATCATCAACATTTTGCGCTCGGCGCGATTTAGTCCACCACATCAACAACCTGCAATAAACCTGAATTAACGGCTTGGTTTGAACCCATCCCTTTTGTTAAATCTGAAACTGTGAGAGCATCAATTATTTTTCCTGCTCGGCTACTTTCTCCAACGCTGTCTGAAGTTGTTGAGGTAGAACCTTTCCGCGTTTGTTTGCTCGCCTCAAGATACCTTGCGCGGCCTTCGCTGAGAGCGAGTATTTCTGCAGGTGTTCCCCCTGAACCTCTAAGACATCCGACAATGAACACTCTACGCCTTCTTTGTGGTACTCCGTAGAATTGAGCATCACACACTCGCCACGCGACATCAAACCCGATGTCATCCAACGCGCTGAGGACAACTGCAAAATCTCTTCCGTCATTTGAGGATAATAAACCAGGGACATTTTCGAGAATAAAGTTTTCCGCTTTGGTTTCGGTGAGAAGTCTGACGATTTCCCAAAATAAGCCTGATCTACTTCCCTGAAGTCCAGCTCGTTTGCCTGCAACTGACAAGTCTTGACAAGGGAAACCACCGGTGATGATTCCTCGCTTTGGGTTGAATCCGCATTGAATAAGTTGTTCACCTGTTACCCCCGAAACATCGCCGAAAATTGTTGAGCTTGGAAAATGTCGGCGTAACACTTCCTGCGCTTTCTTATCCCATTCAACTGATGCAACTACTTTTACACCTGATCTTTCAAGTGCTAAATCAAATCCACCGACACCCGCAAAGAGTGAAACGGCGGTGATCTCCCCTACCACTCCAACGCCATCCAAAAGATGCCAAGGTCAATTGATAGTGTCCATTTATCAATCACAATTCCCAAGCCAAAACCTTTGCGCGTTCCAAAGGCTAAATAAAAACCATCTCTGATTTTAATTTCTTTCACCATTAGTCTTTCCCCCAACCCGTTCCCTTAAAATGAACGGCAGGTGCCGCCCAAACCCGTTCCATCGCTATCTCGCAATTGCTGCATTTATATTCAATCTCAGCTTCATCCACTTTGCGAAAAATTGGCATTACAACTTCGCACTTTGGGCATTTGTAATCAATGATTGGCACAACTCCCCCTTTGTTTTGTAGGCGTGAAATGGTTGGAATCGAACCAACTGAAGGCGCTTCCCCCCGCCAACGCAAACCTGCCATTTCGTTCCCCGCCACGACGATTAAACGGGGAGATTTAGTTTATTGCTTTTGTGCGCCTAATTGTGCCAAAAGAGCAGCAACTTCAGGTGTGATGCCTTCGGGTGTTGTTACCACCGCAGGGGCAGGGGCAGTTGCCCCGCCAATGAAGGCATTTGCTTTGGCTACTGCTGCCGCATCGCCTGTGGCATCATTTAGAATCCAAGGTGCAGATTTACCTGGCTTGGCAATGCCTTGGCCGATGCGAGCTAAGACCTTTTGCCCAACCTTTGCCTTGAGTGCGTTCTTAAGTGCAACATTGAAAAACAAAACATTGTTATAGGTTTTGTTTGAATCAAGATCAACAAGATTGACCTCAATGGCATCGGTTTCACCGTGAACGGTTTGAATTCCAACCTTATATTCGATTGGTTCGATTATTAACAAAGCACCGGCAAGGTCAGCAACTTTGACACTTTCGGTGGAACTGCTTGGTGCGCTGAATGTCATTTGACATCCCCCGTTTCTGTTTGGGTGTTACTTTGGTTTTGTTGGTTTTCCAACTCTATTGGTGTTTCTAGTTCAGCCAATTCTTTGGCTATGTCATTGATTGTTTTTGCGGGCATCCCGCAGGCGCAACCATCAGTGCAACACATCATTTGGCTTCCATATCTCCATTGCAGGCAACCGATAAATCGGTGCTGAACGGTCTGAAATAAGGGCAATAATTGCAATTGCGCGATGGCACCTTCGGTATCAATTCCCACATCGCAGGTGAGTTCTCAACATCAACTGTTGAAAGTAATTCATAAACATTATCTAGGCGTTTAAGTGCGCCTATGGCAATTTGCTCATCGTATGGATGCAATTCAAGGTGCATATCCGATATTTGGCCGCCAGTTGGGAGAAAGGCAAGCCCAACCTGCTTAACATCGTACCCCTCTTGCGCCTTGCCATAGGCGTACAACTGAACTTGGATTATCTGTTGTTGGCTCGCACCGCTACTGCGCTTCTCCTTCACATTAGCGGGTGAGGTTGTTTTCCAATCAATGACAATCCCGTTTTCCTTATCGTAGAGATCAACTGTCCCGGAAAGATTGGCCCTAATCTTGACCTTACTCTCTACCTCAAACCGATCAGGAAACTTTGCAAAGATACCTTCCAAATGAGAGTGAATAGCAGTTCCAACTTGAGCTGCCCAATTGCCCCCACTTGATTCATTCACCTTTTCCCAATCAAGTAATTTATAGGCTAACTTGCGGGTACATTCTTGACCCACTTCACTTGGGCCAATATAAACCTGTTGCGAACGGGGCGAGAAAATACCCGCTTGAGTAATAATCTCGCCCAATTCAATTGCAAGAGCCTTACTTGGAGTGTTCAAAGGTGTAAAAGGCATCGCTTATTCATCTCCATTTACAACGGTAAAACGGCGAGATGTTGAAACTACCTCTAGCAAATCAATCACTTGAGCAGGCAGGATTTCTCGCGCCCGCTTAGTATCAAATCGTTTGCTTTCAACAACCGACCATCTGACAACAGGGCGATTGCCAAACATTCCAACTTGAGAATCACCAAGGGCAGATTCTAAGTGTGAACGGGCGATGTCAGCTACTTCTTGCCATTCCTTAATCTTTGCTAATGCTGACTTGTATTGCTCAAGCCACGCATTTGCATCGGCATCAAAATCAACGATGCCTTTCTCTATTTCAACGGTCACTTTAACCCCCAAAGTTTTTTAGTACCATTTGTCTTTTTTGAACTTTGCCCAGGCAGCGCAGGGGCCACCTGAACCATATTTTCTGCCGATGTAAGCAAGGGCAGCAACGGTTTGGGCAACTTCAGATTTACTGCGAGTCATCCCAAGGTTTCTATAAGTTGAATCTAACAATTGACCCACGCCTTCGGCTGAGCTTGTTGGATTCTTTTTATCTTTCCAGGCGCTTTCTTTGCCCATAAGCAAATTAAAGCACTTAAAATCTTTTTCAGTGAGCAACTCGCGGGCGAGTTCCTTGTGATTAACCTGTTCCAAAATTGGGCGTTCTTTGTAAATGACCAATTCAGGAATTGCAGGTGTTGGATTTATTGCTTGAACCAATAGTGAAGTCACGGTTGAAACCACCAATATGAGGGCGATTCGGTTAATGACTCTTTTTGTGTTTGGTTTGATTGGATTGCTCCTTCTCTAGCTGCCTTCGCAAGTTGTGCCGAAACCTTGTAAACATATTGGCTCGAACATTCAACTGTAATGGCAATTTCGTTGGCGCTTTTGTTTTCCCATAACATCTGATGAATCATAATTGCTTTCTTAGATATTACAGTTCGCCGGCTTTTGCGGTTAATACTATGCCGTTGATCGGCTGTGTACCCGCCCCAAAATCCGTAAACAATTCGCTTGTCAAGTGCGTACTCCAAACATTCCTCTCTATGAATACAACTCCCGCAGATTTGCTTGAGTCGGGGCAGGCGTTCTGCCTCATCGTGCTTCGTATCTGGAAAGAAATAATCTTTATCCTCAACTTTTGCACATTGGGCTTCTCGGAACTTGGGTGAATCGCTGAATATGTCAAAGTTCATCTCCTTGTACCGTAGCCCGCTTCTCGCAGTAAATTGGTGATTTGTTCTAGCGACATAATCGCCCACCAATTTGCGGTGTTAGCAGTTCCAACACCGTTGGGTTTCACAACCAAAACGCCAAAGTCTGCCTTAGCGTTTTTGGTTTCCTGTTCGGTTTCTTTTAACCAAGCAGGAATCTTATAGGTTTTATGATTCTTAACTTCCCAAGCCAATGCAGGGGTGCCTGTTATATCGCCAAGATCAAGTGACCCGTTGAGCGCCCTTCTTTCGGCGTAAGGAAAACCGTTATCAATTAAGAATTTGACAACGGCTGTTTCCGCTGAGGTTCCCTTTGCTTTGGCTTTGGACATTAAATCTCACCATCATTATCAGCAAAAATGCCAACAACTGAAATCACGCAAATAATCATTACAACTAGAGCTAACCAAAACATTTGGCGTTTTCCTTTCCGTTCAAGGTCAAGGGTGACACACGCTACACCATAAACCTGATCGCGACACGCTATCGGCTAAATTGAATCTCAACCTGAAATGGTGCGCTGGTGTTTACATCAAACTTAGCTGAAAGCACTAGGGCAGTTTTGATGGCGTTGGTGGCGGTGTCAATGTTTAGTGTTTGCCCTGTTGCCTCGCCATAAACATCTGCCATTGAAGTCAGATAGCCAATGGCGTACGCGCTACCCGACCCGATGCCGTAGGTGAAGTCTATTGATTGTGAAATGCCTAGATCGTTGCCGATTTCAAAGATGTTGCCATTAAAGGCGAGCAGGTAGGCAAAACTCGCACCCTCTTTTTGGTAATCATAGCCATTGTCTTTGAACGCCTTGATAATGCTTGGAATCACTTTTTTGCCCATAAACCCAACGGGGTCGGTGCCATCGTATAGAGGCGGTTTCCAGTTATACATCAAGACATCACCGGGGCGGCAATCCCCGCAGACCCCTAATAGGTACTTGCCAACCTTGACGATTTTGGGCGTTGAAGGCGAAATGATGCGCTTGTCACCATCGGTGATTTGGCTGTCAGCTCCAAGGATAGCGAAGCCTTTGCCTTGGTAGCCTGCAATTGTGGTCATAGGGGTCAATTCTACCCCTCTGAGGGGTATCTGTGGGGTGGGTAACAGGCGGGAAATTAGCCTTATTTGCCTTGGGCGTGTCTTGACACTCTGTCGCGACAGGTGCTAATTTTCTCTTATGGGGAACGGCCCCAAGAAAGAAGGCTCAAAATGAAACTAGTTCCAACAAATGAGAAAGTGCAAATCAAGTGGTTTGCAATTTTTGCTGATGGTTCAAAAATGCGCAACAACCAAGGTTTTGTTCACAATGCTTGGGATGTAACTTGCTCTTGCGGTTGGGAAACAAAAACAGGTGGCGCAATTAAAGCATCAGTTCAATCAGATGTTGATTCACACAAAGTAATGGAACACAACTACACAAGAAAGTTTGGTGCGTAATGACTTACACCGAACTTATTGCGGAGCGTTTAGAAGTAAATCTTGAAACTGCAACAAAAATTCAAAACTTTGTTAATTGTTGGTTTGATTTTCGTTGGAGTGGTTCTTTCAAAAGCGACATTGTTAAAGTTTCAAAAGAGGCATATGCAATGATGCAAGACCCAAAATACGCAGAAATGACAAAGATGGCAGAGGAAAACTAATGAATATCCGCGACAATATGCGTGTTCGTGTTTCACACATTTCAGGTGTTGAATTTGGAACTATTGAAAGTGCAAAAGATGCCTCTCGCGCAATTCAATTTTGTATGAAAGTGACTGTCAAAATGGATGATGGCACTTTTTGCGCTTTCCCTATTGGATGGTTGGAAGAAGTTACTGAAACTTACTATTGCGTGTTTTGTGATAACAAGGTGGGCAATTATCGCGTTTGCTTGAACTGCAACGAATACAAAGGCGTTGTTACCGAAGCCGAATTCAATCAATTCCAACTAGATTATCCGCGTGCAATATGAGCGCAATGAAATCTCTTTACCTTGACCTAACAACAGGCGTTGCCGAAATCAATCAAACTTTGGAAGAAGGATTTGACCTGCAAAATGCCACCTTTGAAACAATAGATTTGGCACTTTGCCAATCAATCATCAAGTTATCTGAAATGCGCAACACTCTAAAAGAATTGGGAGCAGTAAAATGAGAATGACCCGCAAATGGCGTTTGGTTAGAACCGCCTTTATCATCGTTGGCGTTTGGCTAGTAATTGAAATCTCAAAAAACCTTTGGTGGACATCTGAAGGTTACTGTTGGGGCGATGCTGCCAAGTGCGTTGGTGGTCTGTAATGGTTACCCCACAACGCTCAATTCGCATCAATGAAGAACTATGGCGCAAAGCCAAAGAGAAAGCTGAAAGCGAAGGCAAGAACATAAGCGAAGTGATTGTTGCTTACTTGAAAGATTACGCCTAGCAAAAGGCGAAAGAACCCCCAACAGGAACGGCTGTTGGGGGTTCTTTCTTGGGGGTGCGGTGAACGCACTAAATCTGTGTTATGGTAAAAATTCTTTCATAGTTATCAGCAAATGAGTCAGCGTATTTTGGCAGTTGATCGGACAAATTCCCCGTTAGGTTCTTGTCCAATATGTAGCTGACATCGGCATCATCATAGGCGTTACGCATTGAATTGTTGGCATCCAAGATAAACAACAAGTCATAATCTTGAGGCAACAAGTTAAACATTTCCTGTAGCGCCTTTGCCTGCTCAGGTTGCCCTTTTGAAGCAACTAGAAAAAGAATCTTATTCACGGGTGGCAATCTCCCCTGAAATGCTGAAATACGCAGCGCCATCTATGAAACTATCAAGATGATCGGGCGTTTCAATCAAGCGAGCAACCTTGACCAACGCCAAGCAGATTGCGGCTTGGGCGGGAGTAATCTCAGTTTCAAGATATACCGACCAAAGCGCCGCAATTCGTTGATGATTTGTTAGCGGGTCACCATAGTTTTTATTTCGATCACCGTGCGTGAGGCGTGAAGCCTCTTGAAGAATATCCCCCCGGAGCATTTGTTTTCCTATTCTGTCGGTTCTTGGCTTGCGCTTAATTTGTAAAACTTAACATTTTCTTTAAGCCTATCAATCCACGGCGCTAAAGATACTGCCTTTTCACCGTGTTCAAGTGCCTCTTTTGGTTTGTTTAGGTTGTGGCACGCAATCGCAATTAGATCGTGTGGCAGGTATCCCCAAGCATCTGACTCGTTTAAGTATTCTAGTGGTTGCTGCGTTATTCTCAATGCGGCGTGGGCTTGGGCGTAACAGTCTAACCATAAGCCTTTTGAATAGTAATGTTGAGCAAGATCAACTCTTGGCTCTCGACTGCCTGGCGATTCTGCAATGGCTTTAAGTAGCCAAGATTCGCGTTCGGATTCATCCATTTTGGCTAAATAGCGCATTGAGGCAGCCCGTTCAGGTTTCCATACCGCCTTGGGCAACTCTAAATGGCGTTTAAACTCTTGTATTGCCTCTGCCCATTTATTGTGAAAGAACAGTTCTCTTGCGTTGTAAAAGCAATTTCTATCATCTGTTGAATCTTCAAGCACCGATTGGGCGAGCAATTCAAAATACTGACCCCTTGATTTTGTATCGTCAGGGTGGTGATGGATTTCGAGCTTTGTCCAGGCTTGAAGTTCGCTTGTGGTACAAGTCAAGACTTCGTGAACAGGGTGCTTCCATCGGTAATTCTTGCGCGAGTGAATCTTATCCCCGCCGTAAACTAGGCCGGGCGAGCCGTCAGGGTTCCAACTCCAAGTGTATTTATACCTTGGGCGGGTAACTTGCGCTTCCAAAGATTCTAATTCCTTGCGCCACCCTGGTTGCAATTGCTCATCCATATCGAGTGCAATGCAGTAGTCAATGTCAAGTGGGATTGCGGCTAAGGATGCGTTGCGGGCATCGTCAAAGCGCCACGGGCTTATGCCAATGTTGATTACGCTGATGCCAAGGGCAGTTGCCAATTCAACAGTTTTATCAGTTGAGCCGGTGTCGGCAATGAGTAAGTAATCAGCATCTTTAGCTGAGTCATACCAACGCTGAACAAATTGTTCTTCGTTTAGCGCAATTGTGTAAATTGCTATTTTCAAGCGTTCCCCCGAACTTGGTTATTTGGCTAGTGCTGCGATTTCTTCAGGTGTTAAACCAAGGGCAGCCAACTTAGCTTGTGCTGATGCCTTAGCATCTGCCTCAGCTGCAGCCAAAGCGTCAGCTTCTGCCTTAGCAGTAGCAGCAGCGATAGCGTCTAGTTCACGTTGCTGGATTTCCTCTTGAGTTAGCGGAACTTCAACGGCTATTCCTGTAGCGCAATTAACTTCGATCTTGATTGGTGTATCAGACATTCTCTATCTCCTTGATTGTATGTGCTTCATTTGAACAGTTCCATCGGCAGGTTGCCTCATCTAGCGTTGCTTCATCGTGGCACTTAGGCGCAATGAAGGCATCACGGGTGGCATCATAGGTATCGCCAATGCCAGCGTATTTGAATCTGATATTAGCGTTGTAACTTGTCTGTACCCAGACACCACCTAAGCCAAGGTCATTGGCTAGGAAGTCTTGACCGCGATGTTCTTGCTCATCTGGTACAACTAATACCCGTAGAACGGTTCCACCATTAGGGTCTATCTCTGCAAAATGACTCACGCTAAATACCTCACAATTACTAGACCTGAACCGCCGTTGCCGCCAACACCAAACGCACCACCGCCGCCAGAACCTGTGTTCGCTACTGCCGCTGATCCGTTGCCAGCGCCACCGCCGCCTGAACCTGCTGCGCCAACAGTTCCGCTTGAACCGCCACCACCGCCACCAGCAAGATAACCGCTTACACCTAAGCCTACAACTGATAGCCAAGATGAATGAGCATTTGAACCTGCGCCACCTGCTCCTGCTGTTGTTGAAGCAATAACATTTCCACCGACTCCACCAGCGCCACCACCGCCCGCGGCAATTTGATTCTGAGTGCCGCCTGTATAATTTCCGCCAGCAAAACCCTGAACTGGTGAAGTTACAGGAGATGAAGCGCCGCCTGTTGATGAGTTGCCACCATTTACACCGCCACCGCCGCCGCCTGAACCGCCAGCTGCTCCATTATTGTTGGCAACCGCGCTAACATTTCCGCCTGAACCACCTGCGGTACTCGTTATGGTTGAAAATACTGAGTTATTGCCATTAGTTACGGTTCCGCTTGTCCAGTCAGCACCTGCTCCACCAGCACCAATTGTTACTGTTGTTGCCGAAGTAGTAAGTGCCAAACCTGTTGTTGATCGGTAACCACCTGCACCACCGCCGCCGTGATGACCACCACCACCACCTGCAACAACTAGCACATCGCAAGATAAGTTTGTGGCTGGGGTAAAGGTGCCTGAGCTAAGAAACGCGTGGTACCAGTAAGTTCCATCGGTCTGAATGATTGAACCGCCAGTTGCCTTTGGTGCCTTTGTTGGGGTAGTGCCAAGGGCAGATACGCCGTAAAGGGAGAAGGTTGAGTGTTGAACAAGTTGTCCAGTATTAGGAGTAAAAGTTATTGAAGTGATCGCTGCGGTACTAGACCATAAACCAGCAGACATATCAGCATAGGCAGTTGTTGCATTGTTTTCGCTTACGCTATCACCTGAATAACTTTTGAAGTTGGCGCTTGTATAATTTGGAAAATACATTTCACCATTTCCAAAAGTGTTAGCAGTAGAACTTGCTCCAGAGTATTCAATTACAAGTCTTGGAAAACCACTGCCACTTGAAGCACTTGCGCCATTTCCATTTAAGTAACGACCAGTAAAACTTGTTGCGCTACCGTTTAAGGATATGTTAAGAAAGTTGCCGATATTTCCTGTGTTATCTCGCACAGACATTTTGACTACCAAATCGGTGTAGCCAGTTTGAGGGATGCTGTTGAATGTAACACTGCTTGCTCCCGCAGCGCCGACAGTAATTGTTTCTAGGAGTGTATATGTATTTGGCATTTAGTTTCCCCTTTAAGCCGCGGCAATGCCGTAGAGATTGAATGTTGTTCCTACCGCCATTGTGCCTGAGAATGGTCTAATGTCTAGTTGAGTAATTGCTGAAGTGCTGGCATAGAGATTAACAATTGCTCTAGTGCCTAACCCAGCAGAACCTACTCGGCTAAGAATTGTTTTATTTGTAGTGGTATTGGAATAGTTTTGAAAGTTCCAAATTCCAACACCAAAACTTGTGCTAGTTGGAAAAGTATTTCCTTTTGTATAAATACCATTTCCACCTAAATCTGTTTGACTAAAGCGCTCTGAACTTGCAGCGCTTCCATCTCCGCTCAGGAGTGTTGCTGAGTATTTGTTTGTAGTATCTGAATTGCATCGAATATAAAAGGAAGTATTATCGCTCATCTGTATTGAGCCAACTAAAACTAAGTCAGTATAAGTTCCAGGAATACTAGAAAAGGTAACTAGCGAAGAAGCAGAACCAAGAGTGGTGCTGGCGATTTGGGTATATGTATTTCCTGCTGGCATTGTCGCTACCCCTTACTTAATTCCATATAAAGCCCAATGACTGTTAGCAGCAAATGTTGTACCGCTGACAGTTATTGAAATGCTATTAACTGCTGCTGTATTAAACCAAGCACCAGAAAACATATTTAACCAAGTGCTAGAACCATTCAAGTCAACGCCTGACAATGTACGAACTGTTGTATTTTTATTTGTATCTTTGTAGTCTAAAATGTCTATAATAATTCCTGTATAAGCACTTGCAGTATTTGTTGTTACTGGGCCTAACATATAACCATTACTTACTGAGCCTCCAGCAGATGTTGTAGCACCATTGCCTTCTAAAAAGTGCCAAGAATAATTTGTGCCAGTATCTCCATTAAGTCTAATTACCATATTAGCCGCAGCCGCAGACGCAGCAGTTGCTCGTAATTGAAGATGACGATAAGTGCTAGGAATTGAACTAAAAACAACGGTAGTTGTGGTTGTGTAAGGCGTAACTGTCGCAATGCTGTCAAAGTCATTGGCAGGTGACCAAGGGTTCCAAGTAGTGTTACCCGCCAACATATCGGGATAGCGGTTTAAGGTCTTAAACCCACCCGCGTTTGACATCTTAAAGATGTTGTTGTTTGAAGCCATTAGGAGATTTCCACGCCCGAAATGTGAAAGTTAATTGTGGTGGCTGATGCGCCACCACTGATGGTGTTTGTTGTAGCTAGGACTTGCTTGAGTGGAATCACGGTTGAATCATAGGCGCCAACAGTTACAAGTGTGGCAATGTTTGTGCCGTTAAGCGCCATTGTGAATGAACCAATCGCACCCGCCGTGTTAGTTACCACAATGTCTGTGACCACCGTTGTTGTTGATGCCGGCACTGTGTAGAGCGTTGTGGCAGTATTTGTTGTTGCAGCTCCGCGAAAGAGTGCCTTTGATGTTTGTGGCATTAGTTACTGCTCCATTTTCTTTTCATTAGTAAGCACCCATAAAAACCATTGTAAAATCTGATGGACCTGTAGCACCTGTAGCACCTGTAGCGCCAGTAGGTCCTGTTGCACCAACTGCTCCATTGGCACCCGTAGGTCCTGTTGGACCAGTTACGCCTTGAATACCTTGAGGTCCAGTTGGACCAGTTACAGTTGAAGCTGCGCCTGTCGCACCCGTAGGTCCTGTTACGCCTTGAATTCCTTGAATACCTTGCGCACCTGTAGGTCCAGTTACACCTTGGATACCTTGAATTCCTTGCGCACCTGTAGGTCCAGTTACACCTTGAATACCTTGCGCACCTGTTGGCCCTGTTACGCCTTGAATTCCCTGCGCACCCGTTGGACCTGTAGCGCCTTGAATTCCTTGAATACCCTGAGCGCCAGTTGCACCCGTAACGCCTTGGATACCTTGGGCGCCTGTAGGTCCTGTGGCACCTTGAGTTCCTTGAATTCCTTGTGGGCCAGTAGGTCCAGTTACACCTTGGATACCTTGAACACCCTGAATTCCTTGAATACCCTGCGCACCTGTCGGTCCTGTTGGACCTGCGACACCTTGCGCACCTGTAGGTCCTGTGGCACCTACGGCACCTGCTGCACCTGTCGGTCCTGTTGCGCCATCAATTCCCGCAGGGCCTGTAGCGCCTGTCGGACCTTGAATACCTTGCGCACCTGTTGGACCTGTGGCTCCGGCAACGCCCGTTGGGCCTGTCGCACCTGTTGGACCTGTTGCGCCTTGTGGACCCGTGGCACCTGTCAAACCAACTGCAATGGTGATAAGCGAAAGAAGTTGAAAGTTTGCAAAGTTAGTTGTGCCAGTGCCGCCTGATGAATCAAGCACAACTGGAAGTTCAACATAGCCAGTTAGCAATGTTGGGGCTGCGGTGACCTTAAATTTTTGAAAATTGTTGTTAACATCTCGATCTTGAATGATGATGAAATCATCTGCCTTAAGCAATGCAAGCAAGAAATCAATGTCCTCGCCCGAATCGTCAATGTGATCAATGTTGATGCGTGTTGAGTTAATTTGTGTGGCATTGCCCCAACGAATATCTCCCGCACCAGGCTTGCCCGTGGTTGATGATGTGTCTGCGGCGTAATTGAAAATTGTAGCTGAGCCACCATTTGCACCTGCAGGTCCTGTAGCACCTGTTGGACCTGTTGGGCCTGTAACTGTTGAGGCAGCACCTGTAGCACCAGTTGGTCCTGTTGGGCCAGTAGCACCTTCAGATGCGGCGGCTCCTGTTGGACCCGTTACACCTTGAATACCTTGTGGACCTGTTGGTCCTGTTGCACCCGTTGGGCCTGTAACGGTTGAATCTGCACCCGTGGCTCCTGTTGCACCTGTTGGACCTACTATGCCTTGTGGACCTGTTGGGCCAACTTCGCCTTGAATACCTTGAACACCTTGAATACCTTGGGCGCCTGTTGCGCCGACTGCGCCCGTAGGTCCAGTTACACCTTGAATACCTTGTGAACCTGTAGGGCCAGTTGCGCCTTGAATACCTTGGGCGCCTGTTGGACCTGTAACACCCTGAATACCTTGAGCGCCTGTTGGTCCTGTTACACCTTGAATACCTTGGGCGCCTGTTGGACCCGTAACACCTTGGATACCTTGTGAACCTGTCGGCCCAGTTACACCTTGAATACCTTGAGCGCCAGTAGCACCAGTTGCGCCGGTGGCACCTGTAGCGCCTGTGGCACCTTGGATTCCTTGTGAACCTGTTGGGCCTGTTGCCCCTGGCGGACCTTGCGGGCCTTGAAGGTTTGAAATAATAACTTCGGCAGGTGCGGCAATTTCAGCAATTACATCGGTGGTGCTTGAAGATACATAGATGATTGAACTCATCGAGTCACCTCTGCGCTAATAGCAAGTTCGCCTTGGACTAAACGGGTTACGGTGCCTGAGCCAGCAATTAGTTCAAGATCGTAAACATAAGTGCCTGCAGGTAAAAGTGTTGTTTGTGTAGCTGTTTGATCTAGGCTAATTGTTCCCAATGCGCCGCCAAGAGTGATGCCACCGTTTGCAGTTGTTAGCGTTAAAACTGTTTCAGTATCTTCAACATCAACGCGTGCTTGTAGGCGGGCAGTATAATTAGTTAGATTGACTGCAACATCGTTAATTTTCCAAGTCAAAAGAAGGTTAAAAGTTGCCCCTTGTTCAATCGTAAAATCTAAAGTACCTGCTGCCATTTATTTACTCCAAAATTGAAAGGGTGGGTTACTTTGAGCCTCTGCCAAAATCTACGGCTGAAGCATCTAGCCACTTGAGGATTGGACCAGCAGCGCCAGCAAGGGCGGCATATCCAAGAGTCTTAAGGTCGGTTTCACCGGCAAGATATAGAGCTATTGCAGATGCAGCAGCGGCGCGAAACCAAGTTAATGAGATTTGTTTGAATTGTTCCATTTTTGATTGCTCCCTTATTTCTTGCCGTGCAGTTTACAACAGGTGCAAACTTCGGCTTTGTCGGCTTTTTTAGCAGGAATTGGTACAATTTTAGCACCAAGTTGTGCAATTATTTTAGGCTGATTCATCCACCAAAACCAAGGTGAGGTGTCTTTTGAAAGTTCTTTTTTGATTGAAATGTGAAGATGCTTGGTATGTTGATTTAAACCTGTGTATTTGCGGTTGCCTTCTTTAGCTCTTGCCTTTGACCAAATCTTGCCGTTGAAAATTAAGTATTCAACGCGCTTATCATCTTTTAACTGCTCAAATATGTCAGCACAATCAATGCCGTTCTTAGGGTCGTGGGTGAGGTCAACGGCTAAACCTGTGTTGTGATCTGAACTTGGGTTTTGCTTTTGATGGGCAGCCGATGGCAATAATCCATCAGATGCCTTTTTGCGTGATGGCTTCAGGGCAGTGGCTTGGCGTAGCACTGCCACTGCCGCAGGTGTTGCCCTTTTTGCTAGTTTCATTTTTTTACCAAATCTAAGATTATTTCCATTTGAGCTTCAAGTCTGTTAATTGAATCGCGCATTGAGTTGCCACCGTTGGGCTTGAGTTCTGCCAAGTAATGTTTTACAAGCCATCTTACCGCACCCGCAAATGCGCTTACAATTGCGATTATAGATACGATTAAGCCTGCCCAGTTTGCTGGTGTCATTTGCGCGATCTCCGTTATGAGTCAGTGGTAAGTTTTATGATTTGTGCTTTAAGGATTGCGTTTTCTTGGGCATAGTTGCCAATAGTTTCACGCATATTTTTTAAGACTTCCTGAATGTCAATCTCTTGTTCCATTTATGCCCCCTCTAGTGCTTCTATTCTTAGGATTGCTTCTTTTAACGCGCCTGTTAAATATGGAATTAGGTTAGTTGCCAAAATTGATTGATAGGCAGGATTGCCATCTTCATCAATAGCATCTTTCTCGCCCATAACTAATGCTGGCAATACCTCTGCCAATTCGTGAGCAATAAAACCAACTTGAGGTTCTTCAGGGTCTTTGATGAATTCAAAAGAACGCAAGTTGATTTGCTTTATTATGGAAGCAGCAGAATCAAAACTTTGAATGTTTTGCTTTAGTCGGTAATCCGATGCGTTTCTAAATGCAGGCACGCCGCCTGATGTGGTTGTAATACCGCCAGCATCTGCGCCGTTATACACCAAACGAATCAACTCTGAGGTGCCGCTGGCATTCCATCTATGAGCAAAAATTGGAATTATGTTATCTCTGCGGGCAATCAACGCTCCTGTTGATGATATGTAAACGCCCGAAGTTTGACTTGTGCTTGAAGATGTGCTTGTGCCTGAAGTAATTGTTGGACCATTAAATTCACCGACTACTGAAAGCGATGAGGCATTGACACCTGTTGAGCCAATTGTTAACGAGTTTGTAGCATCTGGTTGCAAAATGATTGATGTAGAGCCAATAGCAATTGCAGGAAATGCCGAAAAACCTGCGCTAGGAGAAGCGCCATAGTTGAAAACCATTCCATTGCTTGAATAGGGGAGAATCCAACCAACTGCGGTTCCGCTGCTATTAGTAAATTTTAGCGCGTTGTTTGCACCGTCAAGAGAAACACTTGCCCCTGATGCGGCTGTTCGAATAGTGCCACCTGTGATTGTTGATGCACTTAATGTAGAACCGCCGATAGTTCCTGAAGTAGCTGTTAGAACTCCAGCCGATGTAACGGAAAATGTTGAACCAACCGTTAATGAGCCACCAGTAATGGTTGCGTTTGTTGATGTGATTGTGCCAGTAAAAACACCATCGGTTGCAGTAAGCACACCAGTATTAGTAACTGAGAACTTTGAACCGATGGTAAGAGTGCCACCAGTAATGGTTACATTGCTTGAAGTAATTGTTCCTGTGACAGTTGCGCCTGTTGCAGTTAAAAAGCCAGAGGCATCAATAATGGCGTTGCCACCAATGTTAAGCGTTCCACCCGTAATGGTTGAACCTGTAACGCTTCCTGAAAATACCGCCGCGCCCGTTGTTGCGCTGATTGAAAAAGTGGCAGTGCCACCTGAGTTAAAGCCAGCCAAACCTAAAGAGTTAAGAACAACACGCGCACCGCTAGATGCAGATGCACCTGAGTAAACAGTAATGCCACCGCTATTGATGGCTGTCATTTGGTTGCTTGCGTTTACAATCGTGTTAGCACTTGGTTGCAATGAGCCAATTGCAGCGCTGTAAGCAATGGCAGCATCCGCAAGAGCTTCTGTCGCATCTGCCTGCGCTGCGACACCTTTAGCATCTGCAATGGCGGCATTTGCAAGGGCAGTGTTGGCTGCAGATTGAGCCGTTGCAATTGAACCATCTTGAGCAGAAACCCAAACTCCTGAACGGAAAACATAGGGCTTATTGCCATCATCTGTATCGTACCAAAGGTCGTTTTGTGTGACGGTAGCGCCAACAGGGGCAGTTGTTTGATAAAAAATTTCAGCTTTGCCATCAACAAGAACTTCGACTTCGGCTAGTTGCGTTGTTGTCGCAGCCACTACCGGCAAAACGCTAGAAACCGTGAAGTCTGCAGTTTGTGTAACTGTGATTGGTGTGTTAGTAATTTGCGGGCAAAGTGGCATTTTTCCCCCTAAATTGTAATGCTATAAGGGTTGATGTCGGATGTGTTAAATGAAACAATCCAATTATTTTGAGTAATTGTGTGTTTCATACCTTCAACCACAAGGTTCCATTGCAAAGATCGGCCATCGTAGGTTGTGCGCTGAACGCTTACTTGATCGGCTAATTCTGTTGATAGGAAGTCAGGGTATAGCAATCCATTCTTGGCAACAACAAGGCCGTTAAAATCAATGCGTTCAACATAAGTATCAGGTGTGGCAAGTTTGCGTGATTCATACAAAGCTAGATTGGTTGCGTTTGTGTCAGTGTTAACAGGTGCAAAGATTTCCTTTTTCACTACACCGTAAGCGGCAACACTTGGATTATATGTTGATGTAACTTGGTTGTTATCGCCACGCATAATAATGGCTTGATTTACCACATACTTTGTGCCTGGGTTAGTAATCAAATCTTGAAAAGGTACTGTGTTAGATGCGCCTGAATCGCTAAAAAGCAATTGAGTTGGGCGGCTAAACTTGTCAGATAATGGCACCAAAGTTGCCACGCCTGATTTTGAAATATAGAAACGCCCTGAAATGGAATCAACGCACTCGGTAATTGCCTGCATACACCCACGGTTTTGAACTGTAGCCAACATTGTTACCGAACCTGATAGTGAGCGTGAAAATCCATTAGCGGTTGTCCAACCCGCATAATCTAACATTCTGCCAGCGCGAACCGCTGCCGTTTCTGAGTTAGCGGCGGTGGCTAAAGCGGGCGCGAAAGCATCGGCAATGTAGCCAATGCCATCGTAGAAAGTCATTGTCACATTCGGCAGGTAACCTTGATTCGTAAAGTTATTTTCAAGAAAGCCGTAAAACAATGGATAAGCTATTGAATTCCAAGTTGCAACAATTCGCATTTGCAAACCATCACGAAGGATGCTTACACCGCCAACAACCCACGGACTTGAAACGCTTGTGTTATCAGGGTCATAAATGCCACTGGTGTTGTTAAAAACAATGCTGGCAAAGCCTGCCTCATCACGCAAATCTGCGCGTTCGCGACCACGGCGAAAATCTATTTGAACAACATCACTAATTGTAACCGAAGTCCAAGTTCCGCTTTTAAGAAACTGAACCGCGATACTAGGCGAAGTTACTCCGTCAAACGCTGGCATTAGAGGATTGTCGTTCTAGCGTAGCGACCCACGCCAAGAGTTCCACCATTACGGCGGCCAGCAGTTTCAAGCCCATTTTTAACAACCTCAACAAGTGCATCAGTTGAGCCAACAATTGCGCCGGCATTTACATTCACATTTATAGCGCCTTGAGCATTGCGGGTGCCGTATATCTTACTGCCACCGCCAATGGCGATTGAACTGCCGCCTGAAAGTGCCTTTTGGCGCGCTGCTAGTTCTTTCATTGCGTTTTCAGTGGCAATATCCATAACTGATTTTGTGTTTTTATTTGTAGCAACCGTGTTCTTGTTAAGAGCAGCAAGCCAAGCTGAAAGCGCATCAGTGCCGCCGATTGTTGGACTAGGATTTTCATAAACTCTATTTGCCGACATTGAATAATTGCCAACTGCACCGCCACCCGTGCTGCCTGGAATAGCGGATTTACCTTTAACAATATCAAAAAGATTTTTGGTAACTAAGGCTGTTGCACCTACTGCGGCTAAGGCTGCGACTGCTGTTCCAACGCTAACGCCACCTGTTGCAAGTGCTGTAGCAACTGCGGCTCCAAGAGCCGTTGCGCGTAAAGCTGCCATTGCTGTTGTAATTGTTCCAATTGCTATAACAAAAGCCGAAATTCGGCCCACAACAAACATTCCAGCGATTAAGGCTGCCATAGTTTTAACTAATCCCATATTGTTTGCAATCCAATTGCTAAAACTAATGGAAGCATTTAGTAGGGTAATTGCAGCATCCGCAGCAAAGGTAAATGAAGCAACAAGTTTAGTTTGATTTGTTCGAACAAAATTCTCAATTGCGGGCAAAATCTTTGTAGTTACAGTAGTTGCAAATTTTTCAAGAACTGGAATCAGCGCATATCCTAAAGTTTCTAAGATTTCGCCAAAGGCTATTTTTAACCCTGCTAACCGATACTCAAGTGTTCCAGCGCGTTGAGCTGCAGCACCGCTTGTTTCTTTACTTACTTCCGCAAGAGCCTTTGCAAAGTCTTTAGATTTTATGGTTGCATTACTTAAACCAGGCACAAGTTGCTTTAAGCCCTTAAACTGCCCTGATGTCGCTTTAATAATTGCGCTTACTGATGCCTCTAAATTGGCACCCGATGAAGCGCTAACATCTAACGCAGTTTGCATCAAAGATTGCGCTGCCGAAATTGACCCCGTAGCGGCAGTCAATCTCGCCATCGCTGGCCTCAAATCATCATCAACAACTGAGAATTGCTTTTGAAGCGCGGTCACATAATTTTCTACACCGGCAATTGCGGCATCACTAGCATCTGCAGTGTTGCGCAAAGAATTAGCAAGAAGCACCTGTGACTTCTGATCTGCTATTGCAGCTTGAACGGCATCCTTGCCAATTTTAATTGCAAATGCTGCACTCGCTGCTGCTGCCAAACCAAATGCTTTTGTAGATTTCTTAGCAAAAGAATCAATGTTTTTGCCAAGTTTGGCAATATCTTTTTGAGCAGCCTTTGAACCTTTGTCTGAATACTGGGTGAGGATGCGAGCTACAATTGCGCCAACTGCCATTTGTTACCCTCGCTCTTTGTTTAAGTGTGCTTGTAATTGAGCCTTGGCATCATTAAGAGCCTGCTCAACATTTTTTTCAATTCTAGCTTTATCTTTATCAACAACGCGCCATACTACACGCGATGCCTTACCAAATCTGTTGCCCAAAGTACGCAGAAATTGTGCAGAACTACCGCCACCAGTGCCAGCTTTAGTTTTACGGCCAGCAACTTCAAAGATTGAACCCGCTGCAGACTTGTTAAGTAAAGCTCCCGCACTTGTGGTGTAATCGCCTCGAACTTTACCTTGGGCTTTTGTCTTAGTAATTTTGCTTTTAATTTCACCAGCGTTCCAACCTGGCCAACCAGCACCACCGCGAGTGCGACCCGTAGCAGCATCTGATTTACGCCAACCACTCATCGGTGGGTCTTCGCTAATTAAACCTTTGGCATCTTTTTCAGCGCCTGCAAGTTCACTATTGATAACTTTGTTAAAACGCCTAACTGCATCTTTATCAAATTCTTTCAATGCAGTAAGCGTTTCCTTAACGCCGTTAAGAACAATTACTTCATCAGCCATTAGATTTAGCTCGTTCCTTTAAGTAAACCGTCATTGCTTCAAAAATACCATCAGGGGCATCAAGTAATTCATTGGGTGAAATCCCCGTTTCGCAGGCCACCGCAGCAACCGTATAAATTAGGCTGTTGCGGTGGATTCGAAAGAACTATCAGCATCCAATTCGGCGCTAACTATTGAATCTAAATACTCAGGGCCAAAAAGTTTTACAGGTGTTCCACCGTTATTTTGCGCATCAACTTGCTGACATTTCCAAGCCAACCAATAGATATGCTCTACTTTTTGTTGTTCGCCTAGCAACTTAGGCATACCTGCACCAAAGTTTTGTTCAAAAGCAACAATTATGCGTGGTGTTAATTTATATGATTTTTCAACACCATCAATTGTTTTTACCTTAACTGCTAATCCATCCATCTTTTCCCCCTTAGTTGATTACGGTGTGATTGTTTTTGTGATTTGACCTGAGATGGGCCAAGTTGCTGAAACCGTGGCAAGTTCGCCCACGGCGCCTGATACTGGTTGCCATTCGGCAACAAGCGCGTTAAAAGTAAATTTTGGATTGCTTGCGCTAACTGTTGTGTTAACTGGGCGAATCTCCATTGCCACAACTAAACCAACAGTTCCGTTTGTTGTTGTTGTGCCATTGATTAGTTCTTCAAGCGCGTTGTCTGCGTAGTCTTGATTAAACTCAATTGTAATTGAGTTATCAGCAAGGCCAGCAACGCGGGTGCGAGCTGCGCCTGTAGTTGAGATTCCTGTGGTGTCAATAACATCATAACTCGTGCTTAAACTTACGGAAGTTACATATTGAGAGATGTCGTTGCTTGCAAACACCACATAAGCATTTGTTAAAACTAGGCGCGGCATTTAGGCAATTGCCTTTGTGATTGCGCCTGAGATTGGCCAAGTTGCACTAATTGTTGCAAGTTCGCCAACGGCACCTGAAAGGGCTTGCCATTCTGAAACAACGGCTGAAAATGTGTAGCTAGGATTGCTCGCACCAACTACTGCTGATGTTGGCTTTACTACACAAGTCACATTTGTTCCAACAAGTGATGAACCAACTGCGTTAATTGTTACTTCAGGCGCAGATGTTGCAAAATCTTGATTAAACTCAAAAGTAACTGAATTATCTTGCAAGCCGCTAATTCTAGTGCGTGCGCCAGCAGAGGACATCCCGGTAGTGTCAACCACATCTTCGCTTGTGCTAAGAGATACGCTTGTAATAAATTCGCTAAGATTTATGCCATTGATTACAACTGAGGCATCTGTCAATACGGTACGGGCCATTTATTTTGTTTCCTCTACTGTTGCTGGTTTAGTTGTTACGGTTTTCTTGAGATGTTCGCTTGCAACTAAAGCATCAATGTTCAACTCTAGTTCAAGTAATTCTTTTTCGGTAATTGATTCATTTTTTTTCTTTGCCTCGAAATTGTCCGAGATAACTGTGTAGCTCATTTTTCTCCTTATCCCCAAACGGTAATTCGGTAACGGTACGAAAGAAACTCAATATCCCCTGATGTGTAATTGCCCGCTTCGGCTGATGTAACACGCAAAGTGCTGCAAGCCCCACCAAGAGTTAGATCAGCTTCAATTGCTGCCTTGATTGAAAAATCCCCGCTACCTGCAAGGTATTTGTCAAGTTCATTTTGACCTGAACGCTCAGTGAAGCGTTGAACCAAAACAACAACATCTAGGTTTGCCTGGTCAAGTCCACGGGCATTGTTCAAGTCAAATGTGAAGTCCAATTGGCCAACAATGGCTGCTGGTGCAACTGGCACCGTAGGGATTAACTCGTAAGTACGCATCCCTTTAATCGCCTCTAAGTTGGCTTTTAAGCCGTTTCTAACCGCACTTGGTAACATTATACCGCCAAGCCGTTGTTCTTGCGTAGGGGGCGCAGCAGTGCCTCTACATCGGCATCTAATTTGGCAGCCAAACGCACTGTTCCTAAATCTGTATTTCCAGCAATTCCAAATGGTGACTGGTTACGAAGGAACAGGCGAGAGGCTTGAATCTTTGCTGCGGTCTTTACTTCATATGGCACCGCTGACCATCCAAAAACGCCTTTAACCCTTATGGATTGAGGCAGGTTAAATGGGAAAACATAAGAGCCGACTGCTAATAAGCGGCTCATCGGCCACCCGCGAGAAGGATTATTGACAGGTTCAAACATTGAATCATCTGCAGCCCAAACGGTGCCGTATGTGCGGTCAAAGTTATCATCGGTTGCAATTTCGCTAATGCTTACAAAATCATCAACAGGTTGAATGTAGTAATCGGTTGGGGTGTAGTAACGAGTTGCCGGCAATAACTCTGTGCCATCCTTGTAAAAGAAACGGCCACAATAATCATCTATCTGGCGTGAAGCGGTAGCAATTGCCATTTCAAGAGCTGCGTTATCAATCGAATCTTCAAGATTGAGTGCATCCTTAACTTCATTTAGGGTTACATACCCGTTAGTGATCGCCACGCGTGGTTCTCGTTTCTACTTTGGGAAGCATTGCGCGTTCCAATTGTGGAACGGCGGTAGCGGTTTCCTTTAATTTTACCTTAATTCTTAAAATTCTTTTTATGCGTTCCATATATCGTGCTGCCTATCATCTAACCAATAATTCTTTGAATGAGGCAGTATCGCGCCTGTATGAACATAGATTGGAAAACCAAGTGAACGAACACGGCGGCAAAATTGCAAATCTTCGCCAATCCATTCACCGTTGATAGGGCCATCCCAAAACCAACACCAATCTTGCCCTTGGTGTGGGTCGGCATCTGCTCTGATTGCTTCCAAAACGCTGCGGTGAATTAGTAAACATCCAGTGCCAGCAGCATCTACTTGGAAAACTGAATTTTTATCGTACTTGTTAAGTGGCAAAAAGCCTTCAGGAGCATCTTGAAAAATTGTTGGTACTGGTTGCGGGTATGGATAACCCGTTTCAAAACTAGCAAATACCAAACCTGCTACAACTGGGCGTTCTTTATCGTGTGCAGTTTCAATTAACTTATCAAATGCTTCAACGGATAGTTGCTCATCTGAATCCATCATTAGTAGCCAATCGGATTTAGTTTCTAAGAATTGCTTAACTAACCGATTGCGTTGCTTTGAAAGTAAACCTGAACCCTTGATGCGAATAAACGGACCAAGGCGTGCTGATCTTGATTGAGCAACTTGAATTAAACTAAATGCGAACCCGCCATTAACGGTTCCTGGGTCGCAACTGCCGATTGAAACTTTATGTGCTGATTTCATAGATTCCCCCGAATCATTTAAGAAGTAAGAGGCGGGTTAGCCGGGGGAGAAAAACCCGCCTCTTACAATTTGTTAACTTTGGATTAGAAAGTTGGAGCTACTAAACCAGTACCGCTAATGATTGAAGCGGCCTTTGGATAACGCTCAGCAGAGAAAGCACCAAATCCGTAAACAACAGATTTGATTGTAAGTGATGAAGCACCAGTTGCATCAAATGACAATGCGAATGGTGAACCTGGTTGCTCCCAAAGGTGCATTTCAGGTGCTGCTACGCAGTAGATTTCATCCTGATTTGTTGCTGCGCCGTATGTTGTTCCAACATTTGCATCAGAGATGATTGGCAAGCCAAGCATTTGATAGCCAGTGTTTGCATAAGCTGCAACGCCTGCGCCTACACCTGATGCGTTCATTGGACCGTTAGCAGTTGGAACTACTAATGGGCGGCCTGAAGTATCAACTGCTGCTAACAAAAATGCTAGGCGGCGTGGGTGCATAATCCAGTGTGTAGGTGTTTCAAACACATTTGACTGAATTTGCTGAATTGCATCAGCTAGTTTTGGATATAGCAACGCAACTGTTGGTGTTGTTGCTGTGAATGTAATTGCGTTTCCACCTGAAGCGCGGATTCCCTTGAACTGGCCGTTTGAGCCTGTTCCGTTTAGAACCTGAGCATCAACTGTTGTGTGCCAAGAACGGATTAGGTCAGCAACAACGAATGTGTCAATGCCTGTTCCGCGCTCAATTGCCTGGCGTGATAGGTCCTGCTGTCCAGCGATTGTGCGTACTGGAATTGATAGCAGTGTGTCATCGGCATCAGTTTCTGAAACTGCAGTGTTCTGAGTTTCTTGAACTGCTGTTGATGTGCCTGTGGTCATACGGCTAATTTCTAGCGACATACCGGCGGCTGGAAGTGTGTGCTTTGCAGTTGCGAAATCTGCAGTTGGTCGGCCAGCGCGTGCAAATGGTGCAGCAAGGTCAACTAAGTATTGAGGAACAACTAAACCAGCGAAGTTTGATGTGTCAACATCGCGGCGCTCGATTGATTCTTCCTTTGTGTGGCGAGCAAGGCGCTCTTGTGCGTTGTAATCTCCGCGAACCTGTGCGTTGAATACATCCTTAACGAATGAAACGCCAGCATCAGGTGAGTATGTGCGAGCTTCGCGAGTAACTGTTGCGCCGCCTACCTTTGGTGTGATTACTGCTGCAACTGATGAGCGCATTTCTGCAACCTTTGCATCTGCTGCTGCCTGTGTTGTGAACTTTTCGATTTTTGCATCTAGTGCGCGTGCTTCTTCTACAAGAGCATCAACCTTATCGGTTTCCTCTGCAGTAAGGTCGGTGCGAGATTCTGCGGCTACTGCCTCAAGAACTGCATCCATTTCTGCCTTAACTGCATCACGGCGCTCAAGAGCAACATCAAGATATGACTTTGACATTATTTCTCCAATGAGTTTGTAATTGTTTTGAGGTGGTGGCAATGCTCTCCACGGCGCTTTTAGGGTGTGGGATTTGCTCCGACTTCGATCTGCTACTTGTGCAGCAGAAACTTATTTTGTGTTATTGATAATTGCTTTGGCTAAGCGCAGTGAAATTGAACGCGCTGGCACATCGGTTGGCTCTAACTCAACTTCAGGTTCTTCAACTTCAACAGTTGGGGTTAGTGTGTTTAATCCAAGCAAAACTTCAAGCATTGTTTTTCCTTCTTCAAGGCTGTCATAAGAATCAGATACCTTTTCAAGAATTGAATTGATAACAAGAGTTGATTCGCCATCTAATGCGCGACCTTCTTTAATTGCTTCCATTGCGTTTTTGATTGCCTCTCTTGCTTCAACTGAGGTGGTTGGGTAGGCCGGATAAGTAACCACGCTAACATCGCCATCGGCCAATGAAACTTCGGTAAGCGTACGAGTTGAGCGATCTTCGCTCCACTTTTGGCGAATCACACGAAAAGCAAAACTCATTTGGTCAACATCTCCGCGCTCAACTAATTTGTAAAGGTCGCGCCCCTCGCTAGTGTCTGCAATAACTGCATCCATAAACAAGCCGCGATCATCTTCAGTAAGGGTCAAAGTGCCATTCTTTGTGCGAGCTAATGGCAAACCTTCGTGATTGATAAGCAAACGAACATCAGGTGTTTCGCTTAATGTTTTACGGAAAGCGCCGGGGGCGATAGTTTCCTTAAATGGTAGGGGAACGCTTGCATCATTGAACACTGCTGCGTAACCACGCAACCGCATTGTTCCATCATCTGCTTGGCGTGCTTCAACATCTTGAACCGTAAATGTACGGCGTTCAATTTCTTTCACTTTGCTCCTTGAGTTAACTTCCCCGCCTGGTTCCATATCTTCAGAGATTGAAACTGCAACCATTTGATCTATTGCATCTTGCTTATTATCGTGACACGCAAGCGTTGTATAAGAACCATCTGTTTCTTGCTTTACTGTTGCCCATCCTGAACAATCAGCTTGTTTATTACTAATAAAGTAAGGCATTACTGAACCTCATAAACTGCAGTTGGGTCGGTTGGGTCAATTGTTGAAATCTGTTGTAACTGACTTGATGGAACGCCAGTGTGTTTCATATCAGGCAAGCCAACTGCCTTTGTAACCGCTGCAGGGTCAAAGCCGACTTGAATCAATGCAGCAGCAATTTCGGTGCGTAGCTTGAGGCCAACATCTTTAGCATCTGAAGCATCAATGTTTTGCAATGGAACGCGGTATTGGTCACCATCTTCAATCGGTGCCATATCTTCGTAAGCGTGAACATCGTTGAGTGAAAGGAAACCTTCGCGTAATCCCTTAGTGTAAGCATCATAACGCTCAAGAGTTGTGCCACGAAGTAGCGCATCAAGGTTGAATCGAATAAAACCATCAGGCTCAGGCAACAATGTTGAAAGAGATTGTTCAATTCGCTCCAAGATTGGGCGCAAAGAGTGTTGAACAAATGAAAGATTTTGCGCTTCAACTGAGGCAAATGACATCGCACCAGCAACAGGGTGACCTAAAAGGCTAAGCGGAACACGGAAAATGCGAGCAATTTCTTCCACACTAAAACGGCGGGTGTCTAATAACTGCGCATCTTGAGCGTTGATCTGTAGCGGTTGGAAACTTGCGCCACCTGAAAGGATGCCAATTTTGCCAGCGCGGTAAGGGCCAGTGTGTGTAAGGTTCCAATCACGGCCAATATCTTGTGCTTGTTCTTCAGTTAATTCGCCGGGAACTTCAATTACACCGCCAGGGTTGGCAGCGTTGCCGAAATAAGAGGCGGCATAAACATCTGCTGCCATTGCAGCGCCAAGTGTGGTGCGGCAGGCACCAATTGGTGAAAGGCCATAACGATCACCAGGCAAACGGAAATCAGGAATGTGTAAAAGTTCTTTGTCTGTTAGGCGTTGCTCATAAACGCCTTGTGAATCTTTAACCTGCACAAAATAAACCAATGGCTCACCTGGCGCTAGGCGCTCAATGCGAACATTGCGGGGATTCAAAACATAAAGCTCTTGAACATCGCCCATATCATCGCGCACTGTCAAGATGTAAGCGTTACCTTCAAGTTTGAATGAAGTAACAATTTGCTCATAAAATTCAAGGCGTGTTGTTTCAGGATTTGGGCGTGACACCCACGCTGGTTGATCGCCATAAATTGTTGAGTATGGCAAGCGGTTACGGCCACGGCGCACATAAGCACCTACTGGCAAAGATGAAACTGTGTCTGCCAAAAGGCGCACGCAAGAATAAACTGTGGACATTCGAATTGCAGTTTCTGAATCTACAGTTACTCCCGCAAGAGATTGAAATTGGGGGCGGCCGGGAATCAATGGCTCAACATATTGATTATTGGCTGATCGCTTTGAACCTGACCCCGCCAAACGCTTTGATAAACTCATTAGTTAGCCTTCTCTGTAATCCATACTAGAAAAATACCCGCAACAACTAAAGCAAGTGGAACTGAAATCATCGCAAGCCCTGTTGTAACTAGCGTTACCCCAACAACTTCAACTGCAACTGATAAATCAATCTTCTTCATTTTGCTCCCTATACCTGAATTGAAAAGAATCTAGCCACTGGTGCAGGTGGTTCAGCCGGTTGTGTTGCGCGGTCATATCCAAAAATGGAAGCAACGGCGGCATCTACCTTGCGGCGTGAACTTGCTTTGGCAACCATAACTCCGCGAGATGATTGCTTTGTCACGCAGTTTGCAATGTGTCTAGCAAGTGCGGGGTTTCCATCGTGAGTAAACGATTGGTTCACAACGGCTTCGTAGAATTTTTGCGTGGCGGGAACCATTCGTTCAGCAGAGTTCGGATAGCTGACAACGGGAAGCCCTGCCTCATCCAATACCATAAAAGTTCGCTGCCAACGGGCGGGGTCAAAGACAATTTCTCTGACACTGAATCTTTCATCTCTGAAGGTGGCAATGATTGTTTCTTCGACTTCGGCAACGGGAATGTGCCAGTCTTGTTCAGCATCATCTGGCCTTTCCCATAAACCGACAACCATTAAATGCGGCTTATCGCCACCAAGTAACCACATTACTAAGGCCGTTGAGTCATTTGAAAATGCGCCATCAAAGGCAAGAATTACATCCTCACCAATTTCAGGGTAACGATCTTGGTCCTCTAACGCTTCCCAAGCACCTGTTGGCAACCAAGCAACCGAAGTATTTACAAAACAATTAAGGCGCTTGGTTCTAAACTCAGCTTCAGGTGTTCGCAAAACTGCAGAACGCATTTCATCCAAGTCGGTAATGTCACCAAGGCCAGGGTTTGCTTGAGGCCAAAGTTCTTCGTTGCGGTGATCGCCTTCAGGCTTCTCAGGTTCCCACCAAGCAAAGAAAAATGATTGATCTTTCTTTTCTTCTTTAATTATTTGCTGCCCGTATTGATAAAGTGAGTAACAAAGAGAATCTTGACCGTTGCTTTGTGACTTAATGCCCGCAGTTGTAATACCTAAAAGCAAAGAATCTTCACGCGCACCACCGGCAAGTGAAAGCACATTCCACAATTCCCAACTAGGTTGGGCGTGAACTTCATCAAAGATAACAAGCGGGGAAGGGTTCAAACCTTCTTTTGAATACGCTTCAGCAGAAAGCACTCGGTAAACCGAACCCTTATCTTTGAATTCAATCGCATCGCGGTAAAGCGTGAACATAGATGAAAGCTCTTCATCCATCTCAATCATTCGCTTGGCGGTGCCAAATACAATTCGCGCTTGTTCCTTATCGGCTGCGCAAGAATAAATTTCCGAACCGTTACCGCCTAGAGTCAAACCTGCTAAGCCGATTGAAGCGCCAAGTGCTGACTTGCCTGACTTACGCGCCATCCCAATCAGGGCGGTGCGATGGCGAAAGCGCCCGTCATCGCGGCGGGCAAGGGCGTGATTTAACAATTCCTTTTGCCAATCGCGCAAGACAAGCAACTTGCCCGCAGGCGAGCCAACTGAATCTTTAGTTACTCGGCAAACCGCTTCAGTGAAGTTGGCATAGAGTGGGCCATCGCCGCGTTCACGATCTTCAATCGGAACAGGCGTGAGCCATTTAGGGGGCCAAGAATTAGTCACTTAGACTTTTGCTGCTCTAACAACTGGGCTAACTTGCCCTTTGTTGTTACTTCAGCAACCCCCAACTTACTGCGATCAACTGGCGTTAAGCCAAGCAATGAAAGCAATTTTACAATGTCATTCTCAACCGTGTTTAACATTCCAAACAACGGGTTGGCATAGGCGTAACCCTTGTCGGTAAAAAGCACATAGTCCGTAGCAGCTAGTTTCTCTTTTAGCTCGTACTTCTTATCCATCTTTTCACAAAGTTCTATAAGCAATTTGGCATCGGTGTTAGCAATCCAAGGTGCCATTGATCGAACATCTGCCCACATCTTTTGACCCGCATCGCTAAGGTGTAACGGCGCATCGCCTTTGATTGCTGGCAACGCAATCACATTCTTTAGGTCAGGCAATGAACGCTTGCCAGGGTTTCCGTTCTTACGCTTTTGTTCTATCGGCTTTGGTGGTCTGCCTGCTGTCATTTGTTCCTCTCATAAATCCACCGCCCCCGGTAGATGAACCGCCTGCGCGATTGGTAAAAAGCCAACGGCTTTTTCAACCAACTGCGCATTGCCAAAATCTGTTGTTGCAGGCATCGGGTGATTTTCCCAAGTGACTTGAACCTTATGCAAGTTGAACGCATAGATTCCCTGCGGTGTTGCGTTGATGTAGCAAGGAGCAAAGCCAATTTCATCAGCTCGCTCAACTAGCGCATCAAACTTTTTCTTTTCAATAAGTAAATCTTCATAGTGAGTTCGCCTGCACTTGAGTTCAATGTGCAGCTTGGCTGCGCTTGATTCGCAATCAAAGCGCGAAAATTGCTTGGCGCTCTTTTTCAAATCAGGCAAAAAACTTTTGCGCAAAATCTCAAACAGTTCTAATTCGGACATTTGGTACAAACCCCCCAAGTTTCATTTCGCGGAAAGATGCGCGGTGAGGGCATCGGGGTGTCTAACCCCTGTGAGTGCCGAACTTTGGATGGGCTACGGGGAGTGCCACGGGGGGCTATTTGTCCGATTTGCGTGAATTGCACCTTCTGCATAAAACCTGAACATTGGACCACACAGACAGGCCGCCATCGGCAAGGGGGCGAATATGATCAGCGGTTAAATCTTTTGTGCTTTTACAAATAGAACACCAAGGTTGAGCCTCTCGCGCTGCCTTAGATAACTTGCGCCATTCGGCATCGTAGCCACGATCTAATCTTGATGGTCGCTTGCGATCTTTAACCCGCGCACAACTAACGCAGCGAGCAGCTCGAACAACAACATTACAATCAACACACGGTCTAGGTAGCATCATCTGTTCTTAGTAAATAGTTAACGGCTTCATTCAAACTGTTGATGTTGTCTTTAAAGTAACCAAGGCCAACATTGCATCTCATACATAATAACCCACGCACTTGATCTGTTGCGTGGTTATGGTCAACTGCTAATCCGTTTTTACTTTCTTCAGCATTGATGCCACAAATAGCGCACGAATAGTTCTGCGCTTGTAGTAACGCTTCATAATCTTTTTTCGGAATATCAGTAATGTTGCGATGCTTACTGCGACAATCCCTGCAAACATCATAACGACCATCAGGAGTGCGCTTATCATTGTGGAAAGCATCAAAACTCTTTGTCTCTAAACAATTGCGGCAACGCTTTGTATTATTCGTCATCTCTATCAAAATCAATAATAGGTTCAGGCATTGATGTATAGAGTGCGTAAGCGTTAAGAGATGATGTTGAAGCGCGTGATAATAATGTTTCAATAGCATCAAATGAGATTGCTTGGTCAGTGCTTACTTCAGTGCATACATCACCGATTGAAACGCTAATCATTATCATTTGCTTAACTCCAATCGGCTATCAAGTAAATCATCAATAAACTTATCAACAAGATGTTTCTTGCTATCAATTGTTGTTTTGCGTGAGGCAATTGCGTGCGCTAAGGCTTCATCAATTTCTTCAATGGTTTCAGTATCGTTATCCATCATCATCCTATAAATGAAAAAACCTCAGCCGTTGGATAACGGTGAGGGTAGTGAGTAGATAGCGATTCCTGTTACACATAGTGTAAGGCATATTTTTGAACCAACTGTCAAATTTAGTTGGTTTTATCTCTCATCTTGATAATCGCTGCCAAGTCAAACAACTTACCCTTTTGCGGTATCGAATTGCCTTTGATGATCTTATACACCGCCCGTTGCGTGATGCCAAGCCAAAGGGCAATTGCCTCAATGTCTAAATAGAACCGCCGATTGGGATTGCTCATTGCAAGGGCAATTAATCTGATAACACTCCAAGAGTTCTTGCACCCGTGACAGGTAACGCCCTTTTCTAAGTTCTCAACATCAATCACAACGAACTTGCGACAATCATCAGTTGGGCAAGGAATTCGCCTTGGTTGTTCTTTGAATTGTTTGGCTGCTGCCAATCCTTTTGAATGTAGCTCTTTTACCTCATTAGCAAAGTCTTTAGCCCAATCCTGATTAGTAGTCCAATCAAGGTGGGCAATATGGAATTGGCAGGTTGCCTCAACTTCTTTGGCAGTTGTTGGTTCCTTGACCACAAAAGCCGGCGGTGTCAGTTGGCGTTCTGCTCTGATGATCTGCTCCCAACCGTGAAGGATGGCCAAGAGTTCAGTTGCCATTGAGAAATCTAGGGCGTTGACATTGATTCCAATGGAACGCTCAGTTGATGGTGAGCCTGACCCTGAACGCCCAGGCGTTAGATACTCACTTGCCTTGACCTGCAAAATTGGCAACTCAATCAATTGGGATTGCAGGTTGAATCGGCAGGTGAAGCAAGCACCTTCGTTGCGAGATGGTCGAAGGCAGATGTTGCAGGTTAGTTGCTCGGTTTCCACTAGAACGGTATCCCATCGGTTTTGTTGTCGGGTTTCGGTGGTAATCCACCATTGCCAAAGTAATCGGGCATCTCTTGGGCAAATATGGTTATCGGGCGGCATTGATGTTGGCCAAGCACAATGGGGTTCTTAGCCCACATCCTCGCCCCGACCCTTGGCGTTGCCTCAAAGGTTCGCCCTAGTCGGTGGATTTGGTAGGTTCGCAACCCGCCAACCTTGGCTGTTATCTCTGCCAAAAGGTTGAGTGGGTTTGGGTCAAGTTTGGTTGGCACCCCTGTTGAGCTGTGACCAAACCAAATGAGGTTTCCGCAATTTCGGCAATCAATGGCAGAAAATAAGAATTGACTCATAGGTTCGTTCCCAACCCGATAATGATGGTGTTCCTCTTTCCGCTTATATACATAAGCGGAACGGAACGAACACCGATCACGCTCAATTCTGCCCGTGTTCCCTTTTTAAAAAGGAACACAAAAGGAACGGAACGGAACACTTAGTTTGCCCCCAAATAAGAGATTTTGGCATCAACAAAGTTGAAATGGTCTTTGCCCATCGGTGAAATGTAGAGAACAAATGACCTCTCATTACCCCTGTTTTCAATCCAACCACCTGCCACCAAATCGCCAATGATGCCGCCAATTGACTCTTTGGAACCTGCCACGCCATCTTGAACCATTCGGCGGGTGCTACCAGGATGATTGTGAATAAACTCAGCTACCTCTTTGAGTTTCTTAAACTCGCGGTTGGCATCTGCCTCATCTTCCTTTAGCGGTACGCCAATGACATATTCCATCTGCGCCCGTGTCGAATCAATGGTGAAAATGGCAGCCTCTTGGGTGCGGTCAGACTTTCGGTACATTCCCGCCATTTTGCGAACAAACCCCGGTCGGTCTTTGGTTACTCGCATTGTCAGCGAGCCAATTCTGCCGGGGGCAAGAACCTCAATCGGTTCAACAAGGTAGGCAGCTCCATCAATCGTTGCTAACTTCGCCTGCCCGCCAATGGCAAACCGCCCGCGTGTTTCGGCGTTCTTAGTAATGTGATCAATCAGCACAACGGCAGCGCCGCAGGCGGTGGCAACCGTTCTTGGAAAGATTCGCATCCAACGGGTGATTTCGTCATTGTCTTTGGTCTGACCACCCCACATTGTTAGGGATTCCGTTACGCCGTCAATGACCACTAGAACAGCGCTATCAGGTTGCAGGATGTCTTGCCAATATGGGTCAGTTTCATTACGCGGGCCATCAGGTCGGATATATGTGAAGTATTGGAGCAGGTTGGCACGGCTCACGCCTAGCGCCTTGAGGCGGTTTACAATGTCAATTGCATCTGATTCAAAGTCAATATAAATGACCTTTTGATCAGCTTTTAGGCACTCGGCGGTTGCAATCTGAGCAATCCAAGACTTTCCCGATTCGGATTCACCATAAATTGAGTGAACTCTGCCCGTATAAAGTAGCCCATTGCCATCGGTTCTTTTTAAGATTGTGGCGATTGGGGCGGCAAATAAGCCGTCATAATAATCCTTTAAGGGGATTGGCTTCCAACTTGACTCATCATCGCTTAGGTCGGCGGTGGTGACCTGTGAAGGTGCTTCAATGACATTCTGAGCCAATAAATTATTCGGTTGAAGTAACTCTTTCAGGTCAGTTGCCCCGTAGCCAAGATTTCTTAATTGTTGGGCAGCCTGCTTGAAATCCCCATTGGTGTTCAGGTGAGCGTAAGCGGCAAACTTTGAATAGGAACTCTCAGCTTCAAAGATAGTTGAGGTTGAGAAAACAAATAGTTTGTCATTACCATTGAAATTGGTGGTGGCAGAGATTCCTTCGTTCTTATTCGGTCTGCGCCAAACGGTTGCCTCACCCTTTTGATAAACCTTTGACCAACCAAGAGGTAACAAGATTTCATCCCAAGTTGTTCTTGCGTTGTAATCATCACCGGGGCTGAGGGTGCCATCGTGCTTGGCAACTACATCTGCTTGAATAACTTGCGCTTTTGGCATTTCGTCAAACATCGCAAAGATTTGGTGAAGGGCTGCTCTTTCGTGCATCGTAATCTTTGGGATCGCCTCGATTGAACCGCCAATTAGTGTCCAATTGCCACCGTTGGGGTGAGTTGAACCGCCCGATGGCGCGGTGATGGTGAAACCGCCTTCGCTTCGCGTTTCGGCAAACACATCCACGCCGCCGTTTTCACCTGGCTTTCGGGCTAACTTGGTGTTGCCAGGTATCTCGCCGTCAATGACTCGGTATAGCCAATGCAAACCGCCTGATGGAGTCATTTCAACATAACCCGCATTTAGGCGCTGCCATAGTTCGCCTAACCCTGAGTTGTTCGCAATCTCAGCAATATCAAGGTGCATCTTTTGTGATACTGCTCGACCTTCAAGCTCTAGCATTTCAAGGTTGCCCGAAACTTTGCCCGTGATTACACCAATGCCATCAACATCGTGCTTAAACCAAAGCAATAATTCATCGGCAGTTGGCAGTTGCTCTTGGTATTTCTGCCAAGATAAGGCAGGGCGCTTGCTTCCGTCATTTGCAACAGGAACAACGCTGATGC